CGGCGCGGAAATCGCCGAACGCGATCGCCAGCGCGTTGGCGGCGATGTCGGGCATGTCCTCGGCCTCGATCACCGGATAGCCGAGCAACGTCGCCGGCTGCCCCGCCGCCAACCCGGGTGCCCAGAGGAACGCGCCGTCGGTGGTCTTGAACTTGCGGATCCGCGCCAGCGTCGCCGAGTTCATCACCCAGTTCGCATTCTGGCGATACGGCCCGCGCAGGCTCTGGACGAGGTCGATCAGCCGGTCCTGCGGGTTGGCGGCGAAATCGCCGGCCGCGCCGCTCGCCAGATATTGCAGCGTGCCGAACGCGCGCGCCGCGTCGTTGGCGGCCGCGACCGGTGCCTGCAGGAATCCCTTGGGCCGAGCAACGCCCGATCCGGTGACGAACGCCGCCCCTTCGGCGCGCGCGAACTCGGTGGCCACCTCCCCGGCGAGCCACCCTTCGACATCGAACAGCGCATCGTCGAGCATCGCCTGGCTCGCGCTCGGGTTGGCGTACAATTCCCCCATCGGCGGGGCGATCTCGGCATAGGTCGGCGTGGGCGTCCCCGGCCGCGCATCGGTCTCCGCTGCCCAGCCCGAGGGCGTGCCGCCGCTCGTCACCAGCTTGCGATACCCCGCCGAGCCGACCTTGACGACATTGGCGATCGCCCGGATCGGCGAGATCGAGGTGAGCGTCGCGTCGATCACCGCATCGATCTCCTTGGGGATCGCATAGCCGCCGCTGTCGCCGGTCACGCCGGTGAACGATTTCATCTCGACGCTGCTGCCGCTGCGCAGGAACCCCGAGAACGCCGCCGCGCGACCACCGTCGCGCGCGCCGCTCAGCAACGGCCGCACCACCGCGCCGCCCATCTCCACGCCCGAGAAGCTCGTCTCAAGCGAATCCGCTTTCACTTCGATCATGTCATTCTCCCATGCGAAAACACCCCCGCGCAGGCACCGCCGGCGGGCAAAAACCTCGAAAATCTCGAAAGCCGTCAGGCTATCGCATGCACCCGTGCGAGCGGCTGCATCGGCTGCGCGACCAGGCTCACCTCGACCAGATCGAGCGCGGTCAGTTCACGATACCGCCCCCGCGCCGCCGCTTTCACCCGGTAGCCGAACGACAACCCGGAAACCGCGCCCGACCGCACCAGCCCGGCGAGCCGCGCATCGTCGATCCGCCCGATCACGCGCAGCCCCCGCATATCCTCGCCCGCCTGCTCGATCACGCCGACCGGCGCGCCATTATGCTGCCACAGCAACGGCACCGGCCCGACCGGCCCGAACGCGCCCGCGCGCACCACGTCGCCACCGCGATCGGCGCGGTCGAACACGGCGGCATAGCCAGCGAAGCGCAGCCCGGCCGCCCCATCCGTTCCCCCGCGAAAGCGGGGGTCCAGAGCCACCGACGCGGCGCTGCCTGGCTCTGGACTCCCGCTTGCGCGGGAGAACGGCGCGGTCACTTCACCCAATCCCAGAACCCGAACCGCGCCGCGAGGCCGGCGAGCAACACCGCGCCGCCGATCCGTGCCACCCAGCCGATCACCGCTTTCCACGCCGAGCGCTTGGCGTCGCGCCACGCGCCGAGCAATTCGCGCAACTCGGCCATGTCCTTGGCCGCGCCCGAATCATCCAGCCCGAGCCGCATCAGCGCCCGGCTCGCGCCAAGCTCGCCGGCTTCTTCCGCGATCGCACGCAAGGTCGCCAGATCGGCACCCTCGGCCTGCCCCTGCGCCATCAACTGCGCCAGCACCGCACTCACACTCATGCCACACCTCCCGCGTGATCCGCGTTCAAGCCCAACATCGCCCGCTTTTCCGCGTCGCTGAGGAACCCGGCCGCATTCACCTGCGCCCACAGCCGCTCGCGATCCTCGGCGAGTGCCGTGACCTTATCGACGTCGACGCGCAGCCACGGCGCCTCGAACCAGCCGGCCAGCCCCTGCGCGAGTCCGGCGAAGATCGTGTCGGCCAGCGGCAGGATCGCCAGCCGCCACAGAGCGCGGCTCGCCTCGCGGTAATTCGCATAGGTCGCGTCACCCGGCAGCCCGAGCAGCATCGGCGGCACCCCGAAGCCGCATGCGATCTCGCGCGCCGCCGCCGCCTTCAGCCCGACGAAATCCATGTCGGCCGGGGTCATGCTGAGCGCCTGCCATTTGAGGCCGCCCTCCAGCAGCATCGGCCGCCCGGCATTGCCCGCGCCGGCGAACCCAGCTTCCATTTCGGTACGGAGCCGCTCGAACTGTTCGCGCGACAGCACCGATCCGTCGCCCGGATCATGCACCAGCGCGCCCGACGGCCGGGCGGCATTGTCGAGCAGCGCCTTGTTCCAGCGTGCCGCCGCATTGTGCAGCGCGATCGCGCCCGCCGCCGCGCCCAGACACCCCAGCCCATAATGGTCGTCGAGCGGATGGAAGCTGCGCAGATGCACCAGCTCGGGCCGCGCGCCGTCCGCAATCAGCCGCGTCACCCGCTCGCCGACGCGGTAGCGATACGCGACCGGCCAGCCGCCCGCATCCGCCTCCACGCTCACCCGCTCGGGCCTGAGCGCGAACAGCTCGACGACCTGCCCCGCCGGGTCGGTCATGATCTGGACATAGGCGTTGCCGTGCAGCAGCAGGTGCGCCGCGACCGTCTCGGTCAGCGCCTGCCCGCCCGAACGCGCGCTCACCAGCGCGAGCAGATCGGACGAAGACGCCGTCACCGGCGCGCCCGCCAGCCCCTGCGCGACCAGCCGCACCGCGCGCTGCGCGACGGCGTTGCGGCAATAGCCCTGCCGCACCTGCGCCGCATAATCATCGGCCCATTCGCCCGACGATCTCCCCGCCGACCACAGGCCATAGCGCGCCAGCACCGGACGCACGTCGCGCCCGGCTGATTTCCAGCCGAAGAGTTTCATGTGATGTCCTTGTTCAAGCCGGCGCGAAACTGTCGCGCCCGCGCCAACCGCACATGCTTTGGCCCCCGTTATGGGAGCAGATCGAAGATCAGCCCGGCTTCTTGCCGAACCAGATCACGTGCCGCGCGCCCTTGCCGCTGGCACGCGCGCGGATCGTCACCTCGTCCACCGCGAACCCGGCCTCGCCGAGCCGCCGGGCGAATTTCACGTCGGGCGCGGCCGACCAGATCGCCAGCACCCCGCCGGGCCGAAGCGCGCCCCGCGCCGCCTCCAGCCCGCGCGCCGAGTACAGCCGGTCGTTGCCGCGCCGCGTGAGACCATCGGGACCGTTATCGACATCGAGCAGGATCGCGTCATACGCGCCCCGCCCGCCGGCGATCACCGCGCCGACATCCTCGGTGAGGATCTCCACACGGCGGTCGTCGAGGCTGTCGCCGGTCAGCGCCGCCATCGGCCCGCGCGCCCAGTCGATCACCTGCGGCACCAGTTCCGCCACAGACACGCTCGCCTGCGGCCCGAGCCGCGCCAGCGCCGCGCGCAACGTGAAGCCCATGCCATAGCCGCCGATCAGGAAATGCGGCGCCGCGCCCGTCACCCGATCGCACGCCAGCGTCGCCAGCGCCTCCTCGGAACCGCTCATCCGGCTGCTCATCAATTCCTCGACACCGAGCATGATGAAGAAGTCGGTGCCACGCTGCACCAGCCGCATTTCGCCGCCGCCCGGCACCTGTGCGCTATCGATCAATATTCTCGGAACCATCCGTCCTCCTAGCGCCCTAAAAGCCAATCGCCCAGCCCGTCGCCCCGGCCTCCGCCGGGGCGACGCTAGAGTCCCCGCACCGCAGCCATCCCCACCCGTCCCGGCAGCAGCACCGCCAGCGCCCACACCAGGGCATCCGCCCGGTCGGGCGAGCGGCCCGGCCCCTGATAGCGCCCGCCCGCGACCAGACCGCACATCTCGTCCTCCAGCCCCGGAAACGCGCCGACATGATGCACCCGCCCCCGCCCATATTCGACCGACACCGGCTCCGCGCGCGCCGCCTTGCCGCGCGTCGCGCTGACGGTGGCAATCGGCAGGCCGGGATCGACTCGTTCGAGCACCGATCGCACCATCTGCCCGCCCTGATTGACCTCGGCCACCACGCGGTCGGCGGCGTGCCGCCCGGCGCACGCCACCACCGCGCGCGCCCATCCCTCGGGGCTTTCCCCGACGACGCTGGCATCCTCGATCACATACGCATGACCATCCTCGCCCAGCCCCGCCGCGACGATGCCGCACGCGTCGCCCTCGCCGCTCGCGCTTCCCGCCGGCGGATCGACCCCCACCACCACGCGCACCAGCGCCGGCGCACGCGCCACCCGGCACGCCTCGATGCCGCCGCGAGTCCACAACGCCCCCGGCAGATCCTCGATCAGCTCGCCGTCGATCTCCTGCCGGCCGAGCCGCGTGCCGCCATAGCCTTGCTCGATCGCGGCGATGAAGCCCTCGCCGAGATGGTGGTTGTCGTGAGTCCGCCCGCGCGACTCTTCGAGTCCCTTGATCGCCATGATCCGCCGCAGCAGCGGCACCGCGCGCGGCGTCGTCGTCACCATCACCTGCTGTTCCGCGCCGAGCCGCAGCCCGAGCATCAGATTGTCCCATGCCGCGTCCGCGCGCCGCCATTTGGCGATTTCGTCGCACCAGGCGGCGTGATGCTGCGGCCCGCGCAGTTTTTCGGGCGCCTCGGCCGAATAGGTGAAGGCGCGCGCGCCCGACATGAACACCAGTTCGCCCGAACTACGGTGCCAGTCGATCCGCTCGCCCGGCATCGCCACCGACAATATGCCACTGTCACCCTCCACCATCACCCGTGTCACATCCTCGATCGTCGCACCGACCAGAGCGATCCGCGC